ATTGATTATTTTAAAAAAGTAGACGAATACATCACACACCGATGGGATTTCTTCAATCAAAACCAATATGTTGAGACGCCGATATTTAAAAGAAGAATAACAAATAAACATATTCACGATGCCAACCCAAATAAACTTTTTAACTATTTGTTGCAAGCAGCAGAAACTGAGTTTAGTATTCAAAATATAAACCGAGTCAATCACTATTTAAAAAACAAGAAGTCAAAGGTTGTATTATACACATACGATTCTATCTTGGTTGATGTGTGTAAAGATGATAAAAAAGACACCTTAGTAAATATAAAAACTATCATGGTAGACAACCAATTTCCCGTAAAATGTCACATTGGTAAGAATTATCAAGACTTGGTATCAATTGATATATAATTAACACTTTTTACTATATCTCTTAATATTTATATTGTATCGATGAACCTTAGTTTGGAAAAAATATTAAATGAATATTTCATGAACCGACATGATGGCGGAGTTAATTTCAATATAAAAGATCGCAACAGTTTTCTAGATTTTGAGGATTTTTTAATTAAAAGTAACTACAATTCATTTTTTAAAGAAAACACAATTAAACAATTGTTTGAAAATAGTGTTGATATAAATGGCACACGAGAATATGTAAAAGCCACTTGGAAAAAATTCATGGGAACCGATATATCGGACGAGTATTTAAACACCGTAAATAATCAATTAGTTAATTTTAAAACAAACTATCCATCTCAAACATTAGGAGATGCATTTAAGTTTTTACAACAAAATCCCACACTTTTAAGTTTTCAAAAAAAGGAAGTTGGAGAAGGCGAGTTTGCGATTCTTTTACTTGTAAATGGCGCAACTAAAATTCCGAAAGGAAAAAAGGGAGACGTTCAAGTTGGAGGAATCTCATACGAGATTAAAAAAATAAAAACCCCTAAAGAAGCAATACGATTTGGTACCAATTTAAATTTGAATACCATAACCGATTTTAATAAATTAATATTAAATCTGGAAAGCTTATTAAAATCTAAAAAATATAAAGAAGGCAAATTAATAGTAGAGTTTAATAATATATTTTTTTCAATCTTAAATTATAAAGATAGAGGGCGATCGACAGATGATCTCGGGGAAGGATCAAGAGCTTCTTGGACAACAAAAAAAATACAAAAATTTTACGACTTTTTGAAACAATTAAAAGAGTATACCGTTGAACAAAAGAAAGAAAAGAGTATAAGTTCATCCACGACAACAGGAAAAAACTTTATATTTAAAGTTAATGATGTCGACAAAGATGTTTATTTTAAATTGCCGTTTGATGATATTAAAAAATCAGCTTCAACGTCGGCGGGACAAAAAACACCCACGCAAATCGAACCAACTTTGGATCAACAAGACACCGAAGAAATTGTATCTTTTTCGGAAGATGTGGGGGTCATTGTAAATAGCTTTTTAAATCAATATCCAAATGTAGAAAATTTTGGAGAACAGGTTGTAAAGGAAATAAATCAAATTTACAACACGCCCGATTTAAAATTGATTATTATTGATGAAAATAATAATTTTTTGAGTAATCCAAAATTCAAGTTCTTTTCTATAAACCAATCTGTTAGACCACAAGTTACACTTGTTAATTAATTATGAATACTATAGCTGAAAAATTTTTAAATAAAATCTCATTGGATGAAAGAATTTCAAACGGAACTTTTGAAATTGATAATAACGATCATCTTGATATATTTCAAGAATATTTACAAAATATGGGAGCTTCCAAAGAAGAATCTATTGCCGTGAGAAATCGCATGTTAGAAGGAAGATTTCCAGAAAGACAAGCTTATAATAACAATGGAATATTAGTGACGTTTCCGACCGCAGAATATAAACAACGAGCTATACAAAGAGGCACCCATTTTGAAAAAAATCCTAAAGCCGGACAAACAAACCTTCAATTTTCAACACCAATCACTTCAGCCGCAGTTCCAGCAGCTCCAGCAGCTCCAGCAGCTCCAGCAGCTCCAGCAGCTCCAGCAGCTCCAGCAGCTCCAGCAGCTCCAGCGGCCGATCCGGATTCTTCAACCATAAACGTTTCTACACCCACGTCTGATCCAGCATCTATACCTATTTCCGGTTCGACACCTGACGTAAAATCTATGATGGCAGATAAAGAAATTGAAAAAGCTAAAGAAGAATATGTAGAAAAGATTTTAACTAACGAGTCAATAACGTATACTATTGAAGAAGCGAAAAAACTTAATTTTTATAAAAAAGACAAACGTTGGTATACTCAAGACGGAGAATTAATCGGCACTCAATTTTTTGACGAATCTAACAACACTTTTTTAATTAGAAAATGAAAATTCAATTGTTATGTACATTTTCTAATGTTAAAGAGTATGTCGGATTAATAACAACCATAAAAAGTTTCTATACTTTATCGGATAAAAAATTTTTCATTTTTAAAGATAAATCAAAAGATGACTCTATAATTTTGACTTACAATATTTTTTCCGAAGGAATTTACAAAAAATTTCCTGCTACAATTTCAATTCATAGAAAAAAACAAACAAACACACTTTACACATTAAATTCTTTAAATAGAATTATTCAAGAAGAAACCGGAGGAAGATTAGATAAAAATTATCAGATAGATTGGAACTTATTTCAAAACACATTGATCATAACCACAGATATTGGTTATCGAACTATTAATCTTGAACTAATTGACATTATAAAAATTTGAAAATAACTAAAAAATATCATGAAAAAAAAAGAACTAAAATCGTTGATACAAGAAGTTTTATACGAAATGAATTTACAAGGATTGGAAAATGAACCCCGTGACCCATTCGATTCAACAAACTCGCAAGATGATAAAAATGGAACTTTTCCAGCCACAAAAATAAATCCGTATGATGATAAAGATTTTGCAATGAAGTCTAAAGTGTTACATGTAATAACAAATTATATTGATAGAAAAAAAAGAATAGATATAAAAGCCGGTATAAGCGAAACACAAAAAATTGTAGATGCGGTTGTACACGCAATCGGTAACATAGATTTAGATAACTATAATAAAAATATAAAGTTATTAGATGTTGAGTGGAATAGTATAGCTGAAAAATATCCAGAAATTAACAACAAATATATTGATTTTAAAAAAGAAATAGTGAATCAATTAACCAAATAATCTACGCGGTTATTTTATTATGATAAATTACGATTAAGCTTTATGTCAATTAACATGACCAAAATTAAATATAATGAAATCGAATATTATATTAATTTTGACAGAACAAAAAATTATCCATATATTTTAGTCGATTCAAAAAGAAAATATTTCCGACGTTGTAAAAAATGTGAAAACTTTATGTTTTACGGATTGAAGACGGATTTGATACGCCGATTAAACGGAAATTGTATGGCGTGTAGAGATTTTTCTGGAAAAAAACACCCCATGTACGGTAAAAAACATACAGTGGAGTCTAAAAATAAAATGCGTGACATAAAAATTGGTAAAAAATTATCAAACGAAACTAAAAATAAAATAAGTTTAAAAAATTGTGGAAAAAATCATCCGATGTATGGAAAACATCACACAGAAGATACTAAGAAAAAAATAAGCCAATCAAATTCTGGAGATAATGCACCATGTATGGGTCGATCAGGAACACGACATCCTTTTTTTGGAAAACATCACACAGAGGATGCTAAGAAAAAAATAAGCGGATCAAATTCAGGAAAAAGAACAGGAGAATTAAATCCGGCTAAACGAGACGAAGTACGCAATAAAATAAGAATGTCTCATAATAAACGACGAGAACAATTATATAATGGACAATCTGCTCCAAATTTTAATATAGAAGCGTGCCGTTATTTGGATGAACTTAATATTAAAAACGGATGGAATCTTATTCATGCAATGAATGGTGGAGAGTATTATATAAAAGAATTGGGATATTGGGTTGATGGATACGACAAAGATAAAAATATTGTGGTAGAATACGATGAGCCCAGGCATTATAAAAACGGTAAACTAACTGAAAAAGATGAAGCACGTCATAAAAAAATAATCTCACATCTAAACTGTGAATTTTATAGATATAATTATTCTAAAAAAATTTTAGTTAAAATAACTTCCAACTGATTGAATACTAGTATACGATACTATTTATTGGTGATAAGAAAATACTTAACAGAGTAGTTAATAATTAACTTATTTACTAATTAAAAATTAAAAAATAACATTATGCCATTAAACATAGAAAAAATTAAGAGTCGTTTGAACTCATTTTCAAACAATACCAAAAGCAATTTAATTTGGAAACCATCACCTGGTAAACAAGTTATTCGAATCGTTCCCTACAAGCACAATATTGAAAACCCATTTATTGAATTGAAGTTTCATTATGGACTTAACGGAAAAACTTATTTGAGTCCAGATTCTTTCAATCGACCAGATCCTATTGTAGAATTCTCCAATAAGCTAAAGAGAAGCGGAGATAAAGAGGAATGGAAGTTTGGTCGAAAAATTGAACCAAAAATGAGAACTTTTGCTCCAGTAATTGTCCGTGGACAAGAATTTGAAGGTGTTAAGTTCTGGGGATTTGGTAAGAATGTATACCAAGAGATTTTGGCAATCATCGCAGATCCAGATTTTGGTGACATTACCGATCTAGTTAAGGGACGTGACGTGGTTGTAGAGTTTAAGACGGCCAATGAGACGGGTAAACAATATCCTGAGACGGCTATCAGAGTTAAGCCAAACGTTTCTCCAGCGGTTGATCCAAATAATAAAGAAATGGTTTCAATGATCAGCAGTCAGCCAAATCTTCTTGAAATATTTCCTGAGCTTAGTTATGACGAGCTTAAGGCAGTTATGGAAGCTTGGTTGGCATCAAATGATGCCGAAAATGGCGGAACTGAAGAACCCGTTCCTACAGCCGA